GATTTGACTAAGCTATCAATACTATTAATTAACGGAATCTTCCTCTCTTCAGTTTGTTTAACTGCAAGAGGTAATTCAGTACATCCCAATACAACTGCTTTTGCTCCACTATCGATTAGTCTATTCACCACAGACATTATTAATGGTTGAGCGGCTTCATTGTTGTTAGCCTTTATTAAATTGATTGCTGGTTGCACTAATGAGTCCATCTCTTCTTTAGTAGGAGTGATGCAATTCCAATCTAATTTATTCAGTCTATATTGATACAAGCCTAACTCAATTGTGGCTTGTGTTCCAATGATACCTATTGTGGAATTTGTTACGTTTACATCTCGCAATGCATCAACGACACTATCAACGATATGAATAATTTTTAAATTTAAATTTTCAAACTCATGGAACCAAAAATGTGCTGTATTACACGGAATAACAATCAGCTTACACCCTGCGGCTTTTAATCCGTGTAACCCATCTAGCAAATACGGCAATGGTTTATCATCATAATTCCGCATACTAGTGCTACGATCAGGCACACGAGGATCACTCCATAGCACAAATGGAATATGTTCTTGGTCACAAGATGCTGGAGTTTGTGCTATCAATCTATTTACAAATTCAGCACTGGCCGCCGGTCCCATGCCGCCTAGTATGCCAAGTTTTTTTGTCATTTTTTATCGAACAATAAACTTGATGCAACGATTAGTACTGTCTGTGCCACTTCTACTTCTGTTGGTTGCTCTTTCCATCCCACACTTATTTGTCCTATAAAAAGTCCAGGCTCTGCTGGTACGCTTATACGACACATGTATTTTACTCCTGCATCTTTATAGGTGAATCCAATATAACTTTGTGGTGTTAGATATGGACCACATGGAATCTTGCCTGACATTAATCCAATCACATCTTCATTGTTGCTGTGATTTTTAGTGAGTAATCCCACATTAACTCCATCGTAAGCCGTGTTACGACCAGCGCCTCGGGTAGTTAGATATGCTAATTTTCTTGTGTTTAATAATGTATTAACGTTAAAAACTGCAACCAACTCAGCATCTGTATTTTTTAATATAAAGTTTACAGCTTCTTCATACTTACCATTCATTTTTGGCATAGCTTGTTGAGCCCGATAAGATGCCATAAAGGCATCCTTTTCGGAGTAGATTATCCATCCACCAAAACCCAAAAAACAAAGTAGAATAACTGTAAACAGTCTGAATGGGCTTTCGCCTATGAACTTTAAAAGTTCAAGTAGTAACTCTTTGAGTTTGTCCATCTGTTATTTCCTTGTCGCATACGAATGCTGTTACTGCCACATTACCATGTACGTGACTTGCTGTGCGAATCATATCCATCAAAGGATCAACTGCAATCAACAATACTAATACTGCTTCACTCGGTAATTTAAGTAAATCACAAACAACTGCTACAGTAGCAACCGTAAGAATACCTGTTGTACCTGCTGATGCTAGTCCAGCCAAGATACTACCAAACAAAACAACCAACAATCCAGTCACACCCATTGGTGCTCCGTAGATGTTAGCAATGAATACAGTAGCGATTGCATAGTATGCGATACTGCCAATACGATTAACTGTGAAACTTAAAGGCACAGTTAACTCTACACCAGTTTTATCAAAGTGTAGTTTGTGTAGTGCTTCTTGTGCATATGGGATACATGCTAATGAACTACGTGAACTGACAGCAACAACCAATGTCTCTTTAGTTTCACGAATGACTGTCATTAGACTTAATCCAGATCGTTTCCAAATAACAAAAGTTCCTACTGCAATAATCAAGAAACCACCGATTGCTTGTTGCATAATAAACTCAACCATCGTCAAGAAGATACCAACACCAACTTTGCCTACCTGACTACTAATCATTGCTAATAGCGCAAATGGAAGAAAGTAGTTTAAGAATTTAAAGATGCTAATACTTGCTTGTTGAACACTCTTCAACATATCAACTAAGATTTCTTGTCCTGTGCTTTTAATATTACCGAGAGCAACACCAAAAATCAAACAGAAGATAACAATCTTCAAACTCTCACCAGCGGCTAATGTATTAAAGATATTTTCTGGAATAAACTTTTGCGCCATCTGCATTGGATCAACATGGGCCGTTTTTGGCATAGGTTCTTTGAGTGTGACATTAAGATCACTGCCAGATTCTTTGTCATTAACAATTGCACCAAGCTGTGCTTGCTTTGCAGGTGTCATTTCACTACCAGTCAATGCGACTGTGCCAACTCCAATCACGGCTGCAATAAACATACTACCAACAAAGCCAATGATAATTTTTCGTATCATTGCGGCACTACCTTCTTTTTGTAGAAGACTGATAACACCAACTAAAATTGTAGCTAACAAGAATGGAATTACAACTACTTTAAGTAAGCTGATATAGATACCACCAACACTTTCGAAATTCATGCTGACTGCTGGCGCATAAACACCAGCAAGTACGCCAAGTATAATTGAACCTAATATGGTCCATGGGCTAGAGAGAAATGATTTTAAATTAAATTTCATGGTGTTTCCTAATTATTTTGTTGCTGTTGGAGCAACAGGTTTTTTCTCAGCCTTGTATCGATCCATTAATTTTTTGGTGTCAATATTATTGTATTCACTTCTAATAACGTAGTTAACTATGCTAAGTAATTGTGTAGAATTCACATTAACTGCTACGGCAATGTTGTCTATGCTGTCTGATATTGTAACTGTCTTTGTGGTAATTGCAGCCTCGGGTTTCTCAAATGAAATTTTCTTAATTTCAAATTCATCTCTGTATCCAGCCGCAATAGCACCACTAGTCACATTATTAATGATTGTATCCCAACTATCTTCTGGTGTGTATATTGCTTTAGGAAAGTTTGTTCGTGCAAATGTGTCGTAACTGCTGTTCTTAACGAATGAAATTTTTCCATTAAAATTTCTCAGCACTTCATACACTTCTTTGCCTTGTGAGTTTTGACTTAACCAAAGACGATTGATAATCATTGCTTGTTTGAGTTTAATGTATGGGTCGCTGAATCGTACAGTAAGCAATCTTGGACCAGTAATTGATAATTTAGAAACAGCAATGTCGGCCCTGCCATCTCTAACTTGTTCAACTACTTCAGCAAAACTTTCTGCATCTCTGCGAAACTCAACAGGAACACCCACTAGTGCTCCAATTCGTTTTGCAATTTCAACATCAAGCCCTCGAATATTTTCTGCATCACCGCTGAAGAACGGTGGTACATCTTTTTTAGTCATTGAGACAATTAAGACATTGCGCTTTTTAATTGCGGCAATATCTGGTGGAAGTGGTATTGTTGAAGTCGGCAATTGTGCATATGCAATTGATGATACTATCAAAAATAGTGCGGCTAATAATTTTTTCATATGATCTTGAATATAGTTAGTACAATATATTTATGTGGGCAAATGTTAAACATTAACCCACGGCCAGCTTTAGTCGAGTCATTTTTTTGACATTATATTATCAAAATAAGAACCACTTTTATATTTATGATATACTAGCTTTTAGGCTTTTTGTGTCAAAAAAACAACACTTTTTGTCACAAAAAAACAACAAAAACCAAAATAACCCTTGACTTGCTGTCCTACTGTGGTATACTAGTCATATGACATTGAGAAAGAAACGTTCCGACAGAAACCATGTACTGTACAAAGTCACATGCGTTGACACTGGTGATTCATATGTTGGCTTGACTGTTGCACAGGGACAAGCCTACACCCGTTCGGTAAAAGTCCGTTGGCAAAAACATGTGAGTCGTGCGAAGTGCGAAAACAAAAACTGGGCAATGTGTAATGCATTGCGTGAGTTGGCTGGCGCAGTCTGGCAATATGAAGTCCTTGAAATAATTCGTGGTCGTAAGCCCGCACACCAGCGTGAGCGTGAGTTGATTGCCGAATACCAACCGTCTTTGAATACGTTTTGACATACCACAAATGGTGTGTTATACTGTATAAACATCAAATAGGAGTTTTTATGGCACATTTTAAAACAGACAACCTCGCAGTATATTTTGGCATAATTGCCGCTGTTATAACTGCAATTGCAATCGGCTCGATTTTTACAATCATGTCGATTAATGTAATTTTTGGAACTAATATTCCAGTTAGTGTAGAAACTGTTGCGGCAGTTACTTGGTTGTCAATGGTCATTGGTGGTGTGATGAAAGGAAGCAAACAATGAAGAAAATCTTAGCGGTTGCAGTTACTGCATTAATTGCAACAAGTGCATTTGCAAATGATATTGTCAACTATGAAATTGTAAGAGTTGTCAAAGTTGATCCTATCGGAAACATGAAGGCATATTCTATGCCGAGAATGTCGTGTACTAATATTGAAAGTGGAGTATCTCAAGTTCCAGTTGATGGTGCGCCTGTTGGTCGGCAAATAACGCAACAACAAAAATGCACATCATATAGTGATAGAGAGTTTCGTTATAATGTTACTGCATTCAATGTGACATTTGAGTATCAAGGACAAATTCGTACAGTTAAAATGGACTACGATCCTGGTAATGCAATTAGAATCAAAACAGTTACGAAAGTTTATGCTGTAGAGTGAAATATGAAAAAATCGTGTACGCTACATAGTATTATAGCATCTTTATTTTTATGTAATACTGCATATGGTAAAGTTACTCTTGTAGAAGATTCGTCAACAAAAGACGGCTACTATATGGCAAAAGTTATAAATGTGAAACCTATTATAGAAAAGGTACCGTACATGGTGACAAAAAATTATTGTCAAAAACAATATGGCACAATACATTATTCAGGACCCTCAACCAATACTTTAATCTTGGGTGTGACACCTCCGTTTTCAACTCCTGTATGTAAACTTGTAAATGAACAAACTTATCATAGTGTGATAAAGGGCTATCAAGTAACATACGATTTTAAGGGTACACTTAAAACTGCAATTTTAAATAATGAACCAAGTGGATATGTGCAGGTGTACGATGTTCCATGACGTATTATGTTTACGGCGCAGAGGGAAGCAAAACAACTGATAAAGTTGAAACGCTGTTGACAGTCTGTAGGCGACAATATAAACTATTCATATTGGGTCAAGACTATTCAATAGAACAATTGAGAATATTAGTTCCCGAAACTAATTTTGTTCCTCACATATACCACGATGCAAAATACATTGGCGGCATTAAAGAACTGTATGATTATTTGTACAGTGAAGTAAAAATGGAAAAACAATTCCAAAACGAGACAAGAGAACTTGACAATTGACAAGATTACGAGTATAGTAGAAACATTGAACGAAAGATATTTTTAACATGGAGAACTTTGATATGACAACTTTTAATTATTCAACAACTACGCCAAAAGAGCAAAAAATATTTCGTAACTGGCTAACTAGCCATTTGAAATATGGTCCTGTAACTGTTGACTTTCTGAAGAAAGATGGTAC